CAAGACAAGCGTTAGGAATGGGAGTTCTTAGAGCAGAATCTGCTACCAAAATCGTCATTCCTTAGTAAACTTATTAAGGAAAGAAATGGAGAAAGAGGTCATTTATTTGGCCTCTTTTTTTTTGTGCTTTATGATGTATGCAACGCCCCTGTAATAGTTAAATGGGAATAGCAAATCAATCAGTTACGCCTGGGCGAACAACGCTCTTAAATGCGGTAAATATTTTACTAGAAAACATTGGAGAGCAACCAATCAACAGTCTTGAGACTGAACAGATTATGGATGCCAGGGTTGCAGAAAGAACTCTTCTAGAATTTCACAAAGAAGGTCAATCAAAAGGTTGGCATTGGAATACTGAATTTAATTTTCCGTTTACTAAAGATGGAGCAACTAATGAAATCAAGATTCCTACGAATGTTATTGAGTTTGCTTTAGATCCTTATTTACATGCAGGACGTTACGTCCAAAGAGGTGAAAAGTTATATGACACAGAAAAAAGAACAACTCAAATTGAGTCAACAGTCACAGAAGTAAAAGCAGATGTAATCTTTGCTCTTTCATGGGATGAGGCTCCAGAGCCTTTTAATCGATGGGTAACGATTCGATCAGCAAGAGTATTTGCGGATCGGATGCTTGGTTCAGAAGCCCTCTTTAAATATACATTGAAAGACGAGGAAGATGCTTTAGCTCTTTTAGAACGAACAGAACAGCAGATAGATCAACCAAATATTTTGACTGGTGGAAGAAATTATTTACCATTCCCAACCTTTGATCCTGCTTATGGTTTAGCAACTAGACGTATCAGTACCGCTTATAGATTATGAGTTTAGTTTCCTATAACATTCCCAATCTTGTCCAGGGAATCAGTCAACAACCTGACGCTCAAAGAGATCCATCTCAAGGAGAGATACAGGTTAATGGAATGTCTTCTATTGTAGAAGGATTAAGGAAGAGAGATCCGAGTGAGACTGTAGCTCTTGTTTCTAATGTAGATTTTGGTGATTGCTATATTCACCCAATTCTTAGAGATAATGTTGAAGAATATATAGCTGTATTTATACCAAATACTTCAGGTATTCCACCCTGTAAAGTTTTTGATTTAAACGGTACAGAGCAAACTGTAAACCTTGCTTCTTTTAGCTCTGCTGGTTCTTACCTTGGTGACAACGATACGGATGCAAAGTCAGAAATAAGAGCAGTTACGATTGCCGATTATACATTTGTTACTAATACAACACGAATACCAGCGATGGATAATGCTACTGCTCCGGCAGTGGCAAGACCTGCTACCCATGAAGCTTTGATTTGGGTCAGGGCAGCGACATACGGCCAAACTTACCGAGTTAATGTCAATGGAACAGAAGTCACGGTTACAACAGCAGTTGCCCCAGTCGTTAGCGATGGAAGCACAGTTACAGAAAACAGAATCAGCTCCGAAGATATTGCCCAAAATATTATTGATGGGTTTTCATCTTTATCTGGCGTATCTTTTGCTCGTAGTGGTGCGGTTATACATGTCACTTCATCAAGCGCAATCACAATATCTGTAACTGATGCTCGTAGTGGTGCAGATATAAGTGCAATTTTTGACAAGGTTCAGGCGTTTGTAGAATTACCAACTGTTGCCCCAACTGGTTATCAAATAACAATTGAAGGTGATCCAGGGAATGCTTTTGATGATTATCATGTTTCCTTCCTTCCTAAGAGCGGAACATTTGGAGAAGGTACTTGGAGTGAGACTGTAAGACCAGGAGATAAGTACAAAATAATGCCTGACAATATGCCTCACGTTTTAGTTAGGCAACCAGACGGTGAATTTTATTTTGGAAGAGTTGACGGTACGACTCGATCAGGAACTATTGATGGAGTTGCATGGGAATTAAAGATTCCAAATTGGGGTGAGCGTATTGCTGGTGATACAACAACTGCTCCAGATCCAAGTTTTATTGGTCATCCTATTAATGACATTTTTATATACAAAAATAGGCTTGGATTTCTTTCGGACGAGAATGTCATACTTTCAAGAGTTAGATCATTCTTTGACTTCTTCCCTGAAACAGTTACAGCAGTTTTAGACACTGATCCTATCGATGTTATTGCGAGTAATAACCGAGTATCAGTTCTTAAATATGCAGTTCCTTATCAGGATGAATTAATACTTTTTAGCTCGCAATATCAATTTAGATTTAATGCAGCGGAGACAGTTCTTACACCAGCTACAGCGCAAATAACTGTTCTAACTCAGTTTGAAATAGATACAAATGTTAGGCCACAACTAGCAGGTGGAGGTATTATCTTTACACAAGCTAACGGTGATTTTTCCCAGTTTAGAGAATTTAGTGTTAGAGGTGCAGGTACGGCGTTAACTGCTGATGCTCAAGATTTAAGTGGATATGTTTCCGCTTTCGTCCCAAGTAGTATTCATAATGTAACTGTTAACGATACAAGTAATGCAGTTTTTGCTGTTAGCAATAAGACAGGTTTCAAGGATCGTATTTATGTCTATAAATATTTCACAAGAAGTACAGGAGGAGGTGTAGAAAGAGCGCAATCAAGCTGGTCTTATTGGGATTTTGCAGGTGCGGATGAAATTCTAGCGACGGTATGCATAAGAGAAGTTTTGTTTTGTCTTGTTAGATATGGCACGAAGGTTTATCTAGAGAAAATTCCAGCGCAGGATAAAAGTCCTGAGCCTCCGACTGGTTCACCTTATCCATTGTTATTAGATAGAAGGGTTTCCACTGAAACTGAAACTCCTACAGCAATGCGTGTTGCTAATGGGACTTATAACGCAGATACAAAAATAACGACTTGGACATTGCCTTATTCGGCAGCATCTACAACACAAGCATGGAGTGGTTTTAGTTCTTCTTCTACTGGAGGAGTTTTGCTGGGAAGTATTACTTCAGGTACATCAATCTCTGCAAGCGGTGATTGGAGAAATAAGCCAATTTACTTTGGTGAAGCTTATGAATTTAGATATAGGTTTACTAAGTTCAAGCTTTATAAAGAGATAGGAGGAGGTAAAGCAGCAGTTAATGTTGAACGTACTCAGATAAGACATGCGAAACTTCGTTATCACGAAACTGCTTATTTTGATATTGAAGTAACTGCCGAAAGAAGAAATACTTCTATTTATAAATTTGATGGAACATCATTAGGAGTTAGAGAATCTTTGGTAACGAGTACATTGCCTGCTGGTGGATATAGCAGCGATGACGATAGGTATAAGGAAGGAGTATTTAATATTCCAATCATGTCTAAAGGAGAAAGATGTGTTGTTGAAATAAAAAACGATACTGCTCATCCTTGTAAATTCTCTACTTGTGAGTGGGTTGCATTGATTACAAGAAGGGCTGGCGCATTGAGATGAAGTTTGATTATGTACCTACTCGTTGTTTTGCAAATCATATTGCTCTACACATGCGATTAGAAGATCAAGAGGAAATAATGCTGAGTCATGGTATAACTCCAGTAGAAGCTATAAATTACAGTTATGATAATAGCGAGATCTGCCACGGTATCGAAGGAGATGACGGTATGCCAGTAGGATTAATGGGCATCTGTGGAGACAGAATATGGATGCTTGGAACAGAAGAAATTGCAGCAACAAAGAATCATCGCTTGCAACTTTGTCTCCAGGGGCGTAGATGGGTAGACTCTTATATGAAAGGTGGTGGTAAACCAATCGGTAATCATGTTTTTTCTAAAAATAAGATGTCTATTAAATGGTTAGAACATTTAGGTTTTTCTATTGAAGAGCCTGCACCCTTTGGACCTTTTGGCGCATTGTTCTGTCAATTCTGGAGGGTTGCATAATGGTTGCCCCTGCTGTTGCTGCTGGTATTGCTTCTGGTGCTTCTACTGCTTTAAGTGGAATCCTTGCTTATCAAGGCAAGAAACAAGATTATGTTAATCAGGTTGCATATAAGAAAGCTTCTGATGAATTTGCTAGGTGGTCAGCAAGACAACAAGCGGCACAAGCTGACATCAATAATCA